TACAGCCTATAGCTTTTAACCTTTGTTGTTTGAACCCATTTACAGGAGAGCTTAAAAAAGGTTACTTCATTACCCGCGAAGAAGCAGCCGAAGCACTAAAGGGGAGTGAGGAAAAATGAAATTAGTTCATTATACAAAATCTTATGGTGGACAATCAAAATGCGTATGGCTTTATATCAGAATATGGCACCACACTTTCTATATTGGAAATGCGCCCCAATATCCAGACGGCAAATACCGAATAGAAATAATAGCAAAAAACACGTGTTGTCCGAATACATGGGTTAGGTTCAGCAAATATAAGCCAGCAAGTTCTATAAAAGTGAGGCATGGATAATGATTGCGCGAGATAAATATGGATGGCCTGTAGAACGCTTTATCGGCAAACCGTTTACAAGTTTCATGAGAACACTTTTCCTGATGGACATTAGAAAGACGCTCAAAGGAGGACACCACCAATGACAAATGATTTGATAAGCCGAGAAGCGGTTATAGCATACATTAAGTCCAAAATTAGGGCAAGAGACGGTCAAACCGTAATTTGTAACGACATTGAAGCAATTCCCGCCATAGATGCGGTTGAGGTTGTCAGGTGCGGCGAGTGCGGAATAAGTTGTGAATCCCGCATAGGTGATAATTGGATATATTGCCAAAACAACGAACTACACCACAAGAAACAACACTTCTGCTCATATGGCAAGCGTAGAGAAAGCGAGGTAAGCGAGTGATGTTTATGGGTTGGTATCACATGAATAAATTAATCAAATGCTTGCCACTGGTTAAAAATCCTGACCGTAAATGGTGGGAAATATGGAAACATCGTTATGTGTGGCTAGATAATTGGGGGTCAAACGAGTGAAAGACAAAATCTGTATCATTTGCGGTATAGAAATCAAAAATGCATATGGTCAAACGAAATATTGCCCAACCTGCCGAGAAATTGCAAGGCTTGAAACCATTCGCAAATGGCAACACGCACAGAAAAAGCCAACACAAACAATCAAGTGTGTGCGTTGCGGCAAAGATATGCTGAAAATCGGAAATGTCAAAAAGTATTGTGACGGTTGTCGTGTCGAAGCTAACCGCGAACAAGCAAGAAAATATGAAGCTGATAAGGCTAGTGGTAAGAGGTCTCTGGCAGTAACGCAAAAGCACAACACGCCTCTTAAAGGTGAATACCGCGAACAAGCATTTTACCCATTTGTTACCGTCACACAATCAAAAGTGGCGCTTACATATAACGAGATTAAACAACTTGCTAATGCTAAAGGCGTGTCGTATGCCGAACAAGCAAAGGTGATGGGATTATAAGGAGGACTATTTAATGGCAGTTTACGCCATAGATTTTGACGGCACATTATGCGTCAACGAATACCCTGAAATTGGAGAGCCAAAGCAAGCGATAATTAACTTTTGCAAGGCGCGTAAAGCAGAGGGTCACAAGCTAATTTTGAACACTTGCCGTGAGGGTGAGCCACTTATAAAAGCCGCAATATGGTGCGCTTTGCAAGGTTTGACGTTTGACGCAATGAACCGAAACTTGCCAGAACTTATCGCACAGTATGGTGGAGATTGCAGAAAGATATCAGCGGATTATTACATAGATGACAAGAATTTATTTTTGGAGGGGGTTAATACATAATGGCTGAACTATTAGACAGCGGAGAAAGGCGAGAATTTGGCAACGGTGCTGTTCGTGATGTTGCAGAGGGTAAAGGTCGGTGCGATTTGTTGCCGTTGAAAGTGATGGGCGAGTATTTGCAAGATTCGGTGTTTATCCGTGTTGAAGATTATATTAAGCTTGGAGAACCTAAAAATTTATGGTACGCAATTAGAATTTTTTGCGAGGGTAATAATTGGGATATTATTACCGGATTGCTTGAAGTTGCCAAACAGTACGAAGACGGCGCAAAAAAATACGCTGACCGCAATTGGGAAAAAGGTATTCCTGTCCACGTGTTCATTGACAGCGGTGTGCGCCACTATCTCAAATATCTGCGCGGCGACAAAGACGAACCACACGACAGAGCTTTTATATGGAATATGCTCGGCGCAATCTGGACGCATGAGAACAAACCAGAATTGATTGATTTGCCGTTTGCGACCGACATAAATGTCGCTACCGAAACCCCATACGACACCTATCTTGAAGAAATGGGCGAAGAAGATGTGTCAGAACCCGAATATTTAAGCAGCGGTGCCAGCCTTGGAAAACTTGCTCATGCCATGAACGATGAAGTGGAGCGTTTAAGGGAGTTTGAGCCTACAAAGGGAAAATATGAGGGGTTGAGCATAGATAATTTTTTTGATAGGCTATGTGCTCACTCTTGTGACCGCTGCCCGATTGAAGATTTATCGGAAAACGATTCTTGCAAAGGATATGCGTTGAAAAATCCTTTTACTTTCCGCAAAATCGCAATTGATTGGCTCAACAAGCAAGATGGATTGGAGGGGGAAGTGTGAAAAAAGCGTTAAAGCTATTTGTGTCGTTTTTAATTCTTATAATTGTTTCGGCGGTTTGCATAGTATTAGGTTTCGGAGTTTTAATCGGACTTGCCTATTTGTGCTCGCTTTTGGCTAAGGTTGCGGTGCTCGGCGTGATTCTCAAAATTATTGCTTATGGATTTTGCACCATGATAGCGGTGCTTTTGCTAATTGGCGGAACGCTTGAAACATATGAGCGGGTTTTTAAAGCAAGATGCACACGGCGGAACCGCCATAGGAGAGTAAACAATGCCAAAAAGTGAGGGTGTAAGCTATTACACAACAGGTCATGCAACAATACCAGTATCATTTCCAGAGGATAAAACAGTTTGTCAATGGTGCGCGTTCGTGCGCAACGAGGACTCTCTAAAGCGACACAGATGTTTATTGACCGATGAATATTTACCGTTTCCATTTACAAGCAGAGGAAATTTGTGTCCTGTCGTATTTACAAATAATAAGGAGGAATGACATATCGGAATACCAGTACTTTGTTTGGGTGAAAGTGGTAGCGGAAAATCAACAGCTTTACGCAACTTTTTGCCCGAAGAAATCGCAATATTCAATGTAGCATCCAAACCATTACCATTCCGCAAGAAGCTCAAAAAGCTTGACGGTGCGACATATGCAACGATTGTAAAGGGTTTGTCGGACAAGCAAGCGCTTAAAGCATATGCAATAGACGATAGTCAATATTTGCTTGCCTTTGCCGAATTTGACAGAGCCAAAGAAACCGGATATGGAAAGTTTGTAGACTTTGCGCTTGACTTTCGTAATCTAATAAAATTCGTTACAGACAGCACGCCGCCTGATTGCATAGTTTATTTTTTGCACCACGTTGAAACTACAGCGCAGGGAAAGGTTAAAGCAAAAACAGTTGGTAAAATGCTTGACGACCATTTGACTGTAGAGGGATTGTTTTCGGTGGTGTTGATGTGCAAAACGGATGGTAGTAGACACTATTTTGAAACGCAGTCAGACGGTAGCACTCCGGCGAAGTCGCCTATGGAAATGCTCGAAAAAGAAATGGACAACGACCTTAAAGCGGTTGACAAAGCAATTCGCGACTATTGGTCACTATAAAATAAAAGGAGATTTACATAAATGATAGCTTACAAAGATTATAAGGCAGAAAAACCCACAGCAGGAAAAGAGCAGTTACCAACCGGCGGATATGTTGCAAAAATACTTGAAGCAAAAGAGGTGCCGTATTCTTGGGGAAATGTTCTGGTAGTTTCTTTTGATATCACCGAGGGGGAACACAAGGACTTTTTCAACAAGGACTATGTGGCAAACACCAACGAGGATAAAAAGTGGCGTGGCACTTGCCGCCTAAACGTTCCGAAAGACGATGGCACAGAACAGGACGGATGGACGAAAAACACATTCAACAACGCGATGTACGCAATTGAAGCAAGCAACAAAGGTTACACATGGAACTGGGACGAAAAGACTCTCAAGGGAAAAACAATCGGCGTGTTGTTCCGCAATTTTGAATGGGAAATGAACGGAAAAACCGGTTGGTCTACGGAGTGCGGAATGCTTCTTGCGGTTGACGATGTTCGCAATAGTAAGTATAAGCCCATGAAAGACAAGCC